GTTGTTAGGTATGCTCCGATACCTGCAATGATACCTAGCATTGCTAGTCTACCATTGATCTTTTCAGCAACAACCTTTTCCTTTTCGATTGGTTTAGGTGTTGTCATTAGAAAATACCTGGAATGATATTGCCTGTTGTAGCATATGCTCCTACTGCTGCTACGAAACCGAGCATTGCTGCCCATCCATTAAATCTTTCTGCTTCTGGTGTCATGATTGTGTCCTGTGAGTTTGGGTAAAGGGTTGTCTTTAGAATCCTGCGAGTCCAAAGAAAAAGAAGTTTCCTGTAAAAACATATGAGGTTACACCTGCAACCAATCCGAGCATTGCCCATCTTCCATTAATTTTTTCAGCATTCTTTGCCCATGATTCATAGGAGATGCTCTCATCAATGTAAGGACGAGTCTCGTTAGGGAAAGCATTTTGTCTTCCGCCTGATTCAGTTGTAACAGTCATTGTAGTTTTGTTAAGAAACGTAACAATATTATATAGGAAAGATTAAGTTTTGTCAACATCTAAAACTACGTTTCCTGATACCGATATCCTAACATCTTCTGTCTCTTTAGGGTAAACCGTATGTACTAACGTGCCTGGAAAAATCAACGCATGCCTTTGACTGTCTGCGTTTATGAAGACTGCTTGCCCTTGATTGTTATCAATAAAGTAGAATGGAGCATCATCATTAGTAGTTCTTATATAACAGCTAAAAGAATATAATGAATACTGGTGCATGTGAGGTTGATGTTGATCTCCTTTATACATCTCGTTTGCCCACATCTTAATGATACGAAGACGTTTACCATTGTCCTCGCCATAAATTCCACACTGTGCTTTATGTAAATCAAACTGTGTGTCAATAGTGTTACACAACCACCGTTCAAACCTTGGTGGAATATCCATCGAGTATTCTCTTTTGATAGAGACCATCTTATGATCTCCTACTGGTTCTTTCTTTTCTATTGCTCTGAAAGCATACTCCTCTAGTTCATCAAAGGGTTGAATCTGAGCAACAAATAATTTGTGAGGTACTAACCAATCCATAGTTAAGGTGAGATAAAGTTAAAGTTGATTACCACTCGTTCTTTTGCATCAGTAGCATATGTACCAGTGTGCTTATCAGTATTATGAAACAAGACTAGTCTATTCGCAACACAATCAACCTTATCATTTTCAAATAAAGTAGGACCGTTAGTTGTAGTTAGATAAAAGATTGCTGTGTTATGTTCTTGTATTTTATTTGCTGCCTCAAAGTCATGGTGCCAACCACTTTCATAGTTGTCATCCATTTTAAAAGTTAAGTTTGCTTTAATTCTAAGAGGTTGTAATATGTCTAAACGATTCAATACAGGTGCAACTAGATTACGATATTGTGATTGCCACTCCCATTGCACATAGAAGGAATGACACATTTGATATAACTCATGGTTAGTTTGTTCATCACCAACTACACGAGGATTATAAAACCAAGGAAACTCTTCCGAAAGAAACATCTGTTGCATAGGATAGAACTCTGTCTCTGGAAGAAAGTTGTCTAATACTTTCATATAATAAAAAGGGGACTTGCGTCCCCATAGTAATGTCTGAACAAGAAAATCACCCTATATGTGATTTCTGTCGCGCCTAAAATGCCATCGGGATTTGATTCTATTGGCGGAAGAATAGGTTCAGACCAGAGTATTTATACTCTAGTGAGGATCGTAGTATCTAATCAGTGCTCCTGCAACTACAATCAATACTACCACGATAATAAGTACGGTCATGCGTAAGGGGATATAATATGATCTAGGTTCCTACCGTAAGCAGCAACTTCTGGATCTGGGTCTAACCATTTTGTATATTCAAAGTCTTCAATAACATAATCTAGTTGAACACTGTTGTCCAATAAGTACATGTCATTGTAGAGACGAGTGATCTCGTTGAATTTTTGAATGCGATAATCAGGTTTACCATTGAGTGCAATGGTTCCTTTCCTTACATAACGATAAGGAAAGCGTTCATGAATGACTTCAGTTTTAGGCATAGTTAAGATCCTGTTCAAGTTTAGATAAGAGGAGGTCATAGTTTTCATCTACGTCACCGTAGAACTGTGCTCCCTTATCTTCATAATGTCGTATGAGTTTATTATACACTACTGGGTTCTCTGTGTCAAGCATTGTCTTACGATCTATCGCATCCAAAATAGTCTTTTCGCATGTACCTACCAAGGATGTTACTGTTGTAGTAGAGTGGTGTGCCATCGTTGAGTG